TGGACCATGAACTCCTCGAAGTCCTCGATCACAGCAGCACCACCTGGCCGCCGAGGAGCCCGGCGTCGGAGAGGATGTACCAGGCGTCCGGGCCGAGGGTGCCGGCGGCGTTCGCCCGCGCCTCCGCAGTGGACACGTAGGTGGAGTATTGGATGGATGCCCCGCCGATGGACTTTGAGGCCGCGAGCGGGGCGACACCGGCCGCGCCGAGGGACGGGTTGATGTTGTGGTCGGCCCAGAACTTCGCCTGCGCGCAGGCCGCGTCCCGGAACGCCTTCCGGATCTCTGTGCCGGCCGGGTAGCCGTCGGAGTCCGTGGCGTACACGGCCGTCTTCGTCTCGGACCGGATCAGCCCGGACGCGCTCCGCAGAAGGCCCGCAGCGTTCTCCGGCGCCGGTTCCGGGTCCAACCAGTCGGTCAGTTCGTCGGTGGTGGCGTAGATGCGCACTGCGGGCCTCCTTGGCGGTTAGTTGAACAGGTCGCGGATCTGGTTGCGGGACAGGCCCTCAACGTCCTGGCCCTGCGCGGTGGCGTACGCTGCCCAGTCCTCCTGGGATGCGTTGCCGGCCGGGGCCTCAGCCGTGAACGACTCCTGCTCCGCGTGAGCGGTTTCGGCGGCGTCCTGCTTGGCGGTGTCGTCGACGTGGACCTCGCCGCCCTTGACCGGGCGCACACCCTGCGAGGCGTGGATCTCGGGGGAGACGACGTCGGGGCCGTGTGGGTTGGCTGTGCCCGCGTTCGTCGGCGCGAGGTAATCCTCCGGGCGGGGATCCACGGCGGCGTCCCGGAGCGTGGACGCTTCGGGTGCGGGGACGTCGCGGGGGTCCGGGGACTCCGGCGCCTGCGGCAGGTCCTTGGCCGTGCCGTCGACGGTGTACCCGGCGCCGCGGCAATAGCTGATGACTGCCTGGTTGTCGGTTTCGGCCTCGCCGTCCGTGAACTGGACGCCGCCGACCTCGCCGTTGAACCCCTTGGACGGGGCGGTGATCTTTGCCATGCTTGGCTCCTAAAGGTTGGGGGTTGCACGGGCGCCCATGACAGGCGCCCGCGCAACGGCGTTACTGGACCTTGACGTTGCGGAAGACGCCAGCGGCCTTGCTTGCTTTGAGTGCGACAGCGACGGGGCCGAGTTCAACCTCGCCGGTCTTGACCGCTCCCGGGGTGGAGAAGTCCGGCAGCCACGTCTGGACGATCTGGCCGCCCGCGGTGGACACGCCGTGGAAGCCGTCCAGGCCGAAGCGGACCGCGTACAGGGCGGTGGAACCTGCGACCAGCGGGCCGGCGCCGTCCGGGTCGGTAGCGTTGACCGGGATGACATCGGAGGCGGAACCGGCGACGAGCCCGGCGTCCTGCAGGACCGCCCCGGCGTAGGTCACCAGCGCGGTGTTGCGCGGGCCCACGACCTGCGTGGCCTGGTTCGCGAACCGGGAAGCGGCCTTGACCAGGTTGATCAGCTTCCGGTTGCCCAGCAGGATGCCGGCGGCACCGTCGAGGGTGGAGAGCAGGTCATCGACGTCCGTGAGGATCTGGAACGCGAGGGCCTGCGTCATCGGGCCGGTCCAGTCGTGCACGGCGGTGTTCTCCGTGGACGAGCCGGTCAGGGCCTTGGACAGGCCGTCGAACCCGTTCGCGTCCACGGCGGTGTCGCCGTTGATGACGAGGTCGCCGAACTTCGCCTGCGTGGCCTTGATCTTCTGGCTGATGTTCAGCGCGACGGCGCCGGACGCGGCCGGGCCGACCTTGGCGAGGACGCGGTCGACCTGGAACGAGCCACCGAGGACGCCGAGGTTCACGGTCTTCTGGACCGTGGTGACTTCCTGCGGGGCGTACTCGGAGTTGATCGCACGGGTCGCGGCGGTCGCCGTGGTCAGCAGCCGGCGGTAACCGTAGGTCAGGGTCGCGCCGCCGCCGGCCGGGTTCACGGCGTCATCGAAGGTGATGAGGTCCATGATCGGGTTGGTGCGGAACTCGTCGATGACGTTGACGTCAAGGTCGGTCTGGGCGTTCTTGGTCGCCTCAGCGAGGGTAATGGGCAAGGGGTTCTCCTAAGCGGTTTAGGCGCCGTAGTGTGCGGCTACGGAGCCTGCGATGGTGGTGGGTTTTGTTGCGCCTTCGCCGGACCCGCCGGTGAAGTTCGCGCCACTCGCGCCGGCCGCCTGGACCGTCTTGAGTTTGGGGTTGTCGGTGACCGCTTCCGTGATGGCCTTGGTGATGGCCTTCGCGTCTGTCGGGTCGAGCTCCGCGATCTTCGCCAGGAAGGCGCGGGAATCTAGGAGGGCGTCAGCGTCGGCGCCCTGTTTGGCCGCGAGGCGGAAGACAGCGAGTTCGGTCTTGGCCTGCTTCGCGTCGGCGTCACGCTCGGTGAGCGCCTTGGTGAGGGCTTCGGCGGTGGGTTTCTCCCCGGCTTTCGCGTCCGGGTTGAGCGCGGACTGGATCGCGGCGAGGGTCTTCGCGGCGACCCGCTCGTCACCGGCTTCCTTCCGCAGGTCGGCGATGACCTTCTGCGCGGCGGCAGGCAGGGACTCGACCTTGCCGTCCCACTCCGCGGGCTTCGGATCACCCTGCGGGGCGGGAGTGCCAGTCGGGGCGGGATCGCCCGCAGGATCGCCAGCGGGAGCCGGATCTCCGGCCGGCGCTGGGTCGCCCGCTCCGGCTTCCATGACGGCGTCCCCGAAAGTCAGCCGGTGGTGCGCGAGGAGGGCTTCGATGCCGCCCGGGGCGTAGGGGTCGATACCGTGAATGGTCTTGCGGGGCATGCTTTCCTCCAAGGTGGGCAGTCGTTGTCGTACGCGATGAGTACGCTTGTAGATGGCCTGCCGATGGGCGGCGGCCAGTAAGGGGAAATCCGTGAGTGTTGTTGTTCGGGTGCGCAGGATGAGCGGTGGCCGCGGGGACGATGCGGTGGACCGCTACGACGACGCCAATGGCGAGCTGCACGGCTACAGGCTGATGGACAACGGCGCTATCCGTGTCCGAGCGTTCACGCCATCCAACGATCCGGAAAAGCTTGGGAAGTCCCGGCTTGTCAAGGCTTACGGACCGGACGGCTACCTTGAGGTGAGCGGCACCGTGTTCGTCAACGACATGTGCACGACAGAGGATGAGCTCAGCAGCATTGTTGGTTTCGGCTGCGACGTCGGGGACTAGCGGGCGACGAGCGACGTCCTGTAGGCGAGGTTCTTCCGGTCGTTGTCTTCGCGCCAGGCTTTGAATTCTGACTGCTTGGCGCGGAGCTTGCCTCGGGCCTGTGTGGCTTGCGGGCCGCCGAACTCTTGCGCGATGGCGTCCTGGCGTTTCAGTTCCCGGATGCGGCGCTCGTAGGCGCGCTGTTGCTGCCGGAGCGCGTCACCTGCTGGGTCTGCGGTGTCATTGCCGGGGCCCTTGGTGATGCCGGGCAGGTAGATCGAGTGGGAGTGTCGGCAGTTGTTGTGGAACAGCCCGGCGCTCTTCGCCTGGGCGAGGGACGCGACGACCGTCTTGCCGTCTTTGAGCCTGCCCGTGGTGCGCCCGGAGAGGGAAAGGACCTTGCCCTCGAATGGGCGGCACACCTTACACTCTTCCGGAGCGTTCGACACGATCACCGTGTCGATGCCGAGTTCCTGGATGCGGTCCGTGTGGCCCTGAAGCATGGCGTTCGAGGTTGCAGACCTCGCGGCCATCTCCGCGTAGGAGGCCATGTTCCAGTTCCTGCCGGCGGTGTCGCGGAATCCGGTCACGCCTTGCGCGGCCAGCCGGGTGAGGATGTCGCGGGACGCTTCCCGCCGGGTCATCGTCCCGAGCGCGGTCTGCGCCACGACTCGAGTAACCACCTGCTGGTAGACGTCGTTCACGGCCCGGCGGATCTGGAACGACATCGGGGTGAGCCGTGCCGTGGTTTCCGAGACGATCGCCGCAGCGGCCGAGGTGGCCTGAACTTCCCCGAACGCACCATGCACCAGCCCCGCCGCGGTCAGCTCCGTCCCGGCAGTAGCGATCCCGCGGTTGTACGCCAGCCCCACGGCGCGCTCCACAGCCCCAGGCACGTTGGCGGCCAGATCAGCGAGGATGCCCTCGACCTGCCGGGAGAGCGCCTGAATACCCAGCAGCTTCTGCTCGGCCCAGTCCGGGGCGTCCGATCCCTTGGCGAGGGCCCGGGCAATGCGCTGGAGCAGCGTGGTTTCGGCCTCCGCGAAGAGTTCGCGGAGGTCCTTGGCCAGCACTGCGGCATCGTCCGGGCGGATCGCCATGGGGGAATCCTACTCTGTGGAAGTTGGGGCTACCTGCTGGGCTTCCAATCGGTCCATAAAGGCCGTCGTGGCCGCAGCGTGTTCGCGGACCGCGTTGGCCCATGTGCCGTCGTGATAGTGGGTCATCATGTGCTCGCGGGGACCCGCGTCATGAGCGGTGAGTTCCACGATGGCGAAGTCCCGGAGCGCGATGGTGCCCCATGCGCCCTCTTCCTTGTGCTCGTAGCTGATGCTCTTCCTGCATATCGGGCAGGATACGGTTACTTTGACGCTCATGCGGTCCCTCCAAAGGGTGATGTAGGTATGACCCCGGCGCCGTCGGTCCCGAAGGTGCCGGGATCTTCCAATGGCGCGAGCCCGTACTCGTCCTTGATCCGGGCCACCTCTTCGCCGACCTTGACGTCATCCCAGTCGGGGTTCCGCTTCCGGACCCTTTCCTCGATGGAGGAGGACTGGGAATTGTAGTCCAGCTGGTTCGCCTCGGCGATGGCCTTCGGATCATCCTGGACACCGTCGGGGAACTCCACCGTCACCGCGAGCGGCTCCGCGCCCTTGCCGGGGAAGATGACCGCGTCCACGGCGAGGGCCTTGGACAGGATCTGCTCTTCGGCCGGTTTCAGGCCGAGGATCTTCCGCTTCCGGGTCGTGAAGGACAGCTGCTGCCGGGCCGCGACCTCGGTGGCCGTCATCGCCGCCCCGTCGTCGGTGAGCCCGAACGTGGAGGGGGAGTAGCCGGCCGCGGCGAGGATGATGCGGCGGAAGTGGTCGATGGCGGCGAGGAAGTCCTCGGTCCGGATGTCGAACTGGACCTTCTCGATCGCCATCTTCTCGGACCCGGCGGACGACGGCGCGGCCTTCACGGGGGTGAAGATGGTCTGGTCAAGGTCGAACCCTGCACCCAGCCCGGCGCCGAGGTCCCGCAGCATCGACTCACCGACGATGAGGCGGCCCTTGCCGAGGCGGATGTCCCGCAGCCAGGACGAGTACAGCTCGTCGAGGGCGTCGAGTTTCTGCTCGATGCCCTCCAGGTCGGACCGGCCGAGGTTGGCGCCGAGCGGGTCATGCCGCCACAGGGAGGAGGGGAGGATGTTCGGGGCGTACACCGCGCCGAGGCCCGGGGTGAGGGTGGAGATGGTGTTGCCGTCGATCAGCGCCTCACCCTGCTTGGTGAGCCAGGCGGTGGCTTCGTGGTCCTCGAACGGGTGGGCTTGGCCGAGGTTCTGCGCTGTGCCAACGTACAGGCCGTGCACGATCACGCCAATACCCTCAGCGTTGAGCTCGTGCCGTTCGAGGTGCCGCCACACGACCGTGTTCTCGGTCTTGACCGTGCGCCAGAACGTCACCGCGACCAGCTGGCCCCAGCGGAACTCCGGCCACGCCATGTCCGGGTCAACCTTGGAGATGAACACGTGGTCGCGGGTGGACACGTCCCAGGTGGTGCGGAGGAACACCCCGCCGAGGCCGGAGGAGACTTCGGCGGCGGAGATCATGGTCTGTTCGAAGTCGGGGCCCGCGATCAGGTCCAGACGCTCCTGGGCCGTGTCGACGTTCCCGCCCTCGGTGGCCGGCACGACCGTGGCCTGTGCCGGTTCGGAGTAGAGCAGGTTCGCACTGGTGCGGGTGATCTCCTGCGCGAGGGAGACGTGGATCGTGTTGTTCTCCACCTGGCCGCTGGCCTTCGCGCCGAGGAACCAGGTCCGGATCTTCTGGACCACGCCCAGACGGTTCGCGGTGCCCTTGCCGTAAATCTCACTGAGGGCCGCGAGGTTGTTGCTCGTCCACGAGTCGTACTCGCGGTACTTGGCGAGGATCGGGGCGAGCTCAGCCGGGGGCCATGCTGTGCCGTTAGCGGGCAATGCCATGATGGCCTCCTAAGTGCTTGGGGTGGGTTACAGATCGAGGATGAGGCGGAGGCGGCGCTGGAAATTCGCCAGCTCGGTCCCGAATGGGGTCTGGCATTCGACCGTGTCGCGGATAAGGCGGAGCTTGTCCTCGCTGGACACGCGGTGGCGTTCGGGGTTCAGCCCTTCGCCCATCGAGGCTGGCGAATCTTCAGGCGTTGGGGAGGGGATGAGTGCCATGCTGGAACCTTCCAAGGGGTTAGGCGGCGAGGTCCACGTAGGGGCGCCAGTTCGTTTCAGTGGTCGCGACGGCGTAGCGGAACGCGTCGATGGAGTGGTCCGCGACCTTGAGGGGCTTGTCCTCGCCCTTCTCCGTCGCCTTCGTGTCCCACGAGTAGCCGGGCATTTCGTTGATCAGGCCCTTGCAGCGCTCGCTGATCCGCAGCTTCCCCGCGTTCAGCAGGGAGGAGACGGTCCGGATGCCGTAGAGGACGTCGTTCTCGCCGTTGATGACGTTCTGGACGCGGTCCTGGTCGAGCTGGACTTTGAATGACGCGGCGGCCGGGTCGACGATCACCCATTCGGGCCGGTGCCCTTCGGCTTCCCGTGCGGCGAGCCAGTCCTTCAGGGCGGCGGAGAGCTGCCCGTCGGTGAGCCGGATGGAGGCGGCCCGGGAGTCGTAGCGCCATTCGTCGATCGCGTACAGCACCCCGTCCACGCCGAGGCCCAGAAGGACCGCCGAGGTGGCGTTCGTGGTGCCGTAGTCGACACCGACGCCGAGGACGTGCCGCATCGCCGGCAGCTCTTCATGGTTCACGACATGCTTGTCAGGGTCCCACGAGTCAAAGACAGCCCCGTCAGCAGCCACCCATTCGGCGTTGATGTAGCGCCGGTAGAACAGCCCACTGTAGGACTTCTTCGTCCGGGCCACGTACGCGGCGGGCAGGCTCTTGTTATCGTCCAGGACGAACGTGTAGCGGTGGAGTTCTTTCGTGCCCTCACCGGACTGGCGGTGGAAGCGGCCTTGACCGTCGATCCACAGTTCGGCATGGTCCAGCCAGTTCGTTTTCAGCCAGTGCGCCGGCCCCGCAGGGTTCGACGTCAGCCACATCTTCGCGCCCTCAACGGACAGGCGCGAGTACAGCATGGAGAAGAACGACTCCGGCAGGGTCGCGGCCTCATCCGCGTAAGCGCCCACAAGGGTGGCGCCCTGGATCTTCGTCTGCGCCTGCTCGTTGTTCGCGCCGTAGATGTTGATCTCACGGCCGCAAATGAACGCCGTACCCGAACCGTAGTTGACCTTGACGCGTTCCTTGCCGAGCATCGACTGCAGCGGGAGGATGAGGTTGTTGATCACGGTCCGCTCGGTCCGCCCGCACATGGCAAGGGGACCTTCGGGGCCGGTCCGGATGAACCGCGTCCAGTCGATCAGGGACGTGATGGTCTTCCCGGACCGGACGCTGCCCTCATAAGCCTGGATCGACGTTGACGGGTTGTTCAGGGCTAGGAGTGACTTCCCCTCCAGGGGCCTCATCTCCACTTGAACCCCCGGTGATAAAGTCCAGCCACTTGTCAACGGCGGAATGATCCTGATGCCCGACGTCGAGCTTGGTGATGACTGCGTGCTTGTCCACGAAGATGCCGTAGATGGTTGCCAGATCCTTGACGGGGATCTCGTGCGCCTCGGTGAGGAGGCGTTCCTTGATCAGGTCGGTTGCCATCCGGGCGACACTGAGGCCGTCGGAGGCGAGCATCGCCCGGAGTGCTTTCGCGTCCGCCTGTTTCGCTTCGGTGGCGGCCGTGGTTTTTGCCGTCCGAACCGTTCGGGTTCCGTTCGCCTTAGCCCAGCCGGCGACTGTTCCCTTGGGGATGCCGAAGCGTGCCGTGACGGCGGAGGGCCCGTCCGTCTCGTAGAGGGCTAGGGCTTCGGCGCGTTGTGCTTCCGTGTACTTGCTCGCTGGCACAAGCGCCTTCACCTGCTCTCATGGTCGATGGGTGGACGGGTACTCGCTGGATCGCGTTGCCTCGATGGTTGGTCGATACGCTTTCCCCGTCAGTGGGCCTCCCCGGATTTGAACCGGGACTGTGCAGGGTTTGAGCCTGTCGCCTCTGCCGTTGGGCTAGAGACCCTGGTCTCCGGATATTTGTTGGGCGCCTCCGGGCCGCGGGCGCCTGCCGGGTGAATAGTCCGGCGGTCTTACTCATGGGAGCGACATTGGTCGCCGTGGCAGCAGTAGGAATCGAACCTACCGTGGACCGGTTTACAGCCAGCCCTGGCACCTTGCCTCTTCTACTGCCGTGCGCCGGCGCTTCCCAGCGAGCGGCCTGCGCTTGACCCTGCGCGGGAGATGAGTTCCCCTTTCGGTTGTGTGTCTCATCTGTCACCATCCGGGCGGTAGCGGCGCCTACATGGTTGGTCCTTGGTGCTAGGGGCGGAAGGGTCTGCAGCACTCCCGCCCCCGGCGGAGCAACGGTCTACGGCCGTTGCGCTCGCCCTGCCCTTTCGGGTGGGGCAACAGTGAAGCCCCGCCGGTCTGGGGGACACTGGCGGGGCTTCAAGTTGTGTGCGGGGGCCGGTTTCTCAGCCACTAATCGCACTCTAAGAAAACCTTACCCCCACCCCTACGGAAAAGCAAGGAACACTACGCAACTTCTGCGAGTAGCGCCTTCTGCTCCACGTAGGCGGCCATCTCGGCGTTGTACTTCTCCGCCGCCCAGTACGCTTCCATGATCGCCGCAGCAGTGTACTGCGCCTTGAAGGGTGTGACGGGGGAGAGCTTGCGGCGCTCCACCCATTTCTCTACCCGCTTCTGGGAGACTCCGGGGAGGTGGCCGCCTTCTCGGAGGGCCCGGTACAGACGGGGCAGCGATGCGCGGACATGCCAGGCCTTACCCAGCAGATCGTCCTGGTGGTCTTTGACGTTGCGGGTGGTCCCGCAGGTCCGGCAGCGGCCGAGCGCGGCGCCGGTGATCGCCGTGATGGTGTCGGTGCAGCGGATCTCTTCGAACACGGCGCCGCAGATGCCGAGGCTGATCTTGTCGGCCGCCCGGTCCGTTGCCCGGCGCGCCGCGGTCATCGCCTCGGAGAGTTCGTCGAGGAGCTCGTACGCCCATTCGGCAAGGCGTACCTTCTCGATGTTGGCCAGCAGGTACGAGGCGACGTCCTCGGTTCTGACGAGGACCAGGTACGCCCGGCCCTCCAGCTGGGAGGCCCATCCGGTGAGGACTTCGCGGAGCTGCTCGTACCGGTCGAGGGCGTCCAGGTTGATCGGCGGGCGGGAGCCGGCCGGGCCCCCGCCCCCGATACTGTCGGCCCCTTTGTCCATCCTCGCCATCGTGATCCGCAGTTCGCCGATGACGTTGTCCGTTTCGGCGAGGTCCTGCTCGATCCTGGTGGTGTGGTCGTGGCAGAGCTTGACGTTCGTTTCCCCAGTGCACGCGCCGCATTCGTCCATGGTCCTAGTTTAACAGGAAGTTCCGGAGTGTTCCCTTAATTGGAGGGCGTGGCGTCAGCGGGTCTATGCACAACCAAGGGACCGTTTTCCACTGGCTATCCACAGGGGGGCGGTCACACGAATAAGGAGAGCCGGCGAGTTCTCAGTAGACTGGAAACGTAAGGAGCAGGCGCCCAATGTTTGGTCACGGGAGGCGCCTGCTCATCGAAACAATGCGCGTGATGCGTTCATGTTTCTGGTCCCATCGTATGGGTGCGCTGTGCTCGCGAGCAAGCCTGACGATGGGTGCCGGTAATGTGCGCTGCGCAGAATTGAGTGTCGCCAGTGCCAAAGAGTACAAAGCACCGTCCCTGCAAGTGCGATCGTTGCCGGCTGCCCGGGCCGGCCATCCTGCAGGATTGGTCCCGCCCGTTGGCCTGCCTCACGGCCGCCATTATTCGTGACTGGGACTGGTTTAAGTAGTCGGAATGGTGCGGGTAGTCGCTTCGACTGCCCGCACCCGGCCGGGTTGATTGTCAGTAATCAGTCGTTTCCAGCTTTTGTGGCCGTAACCCTGAATAGCGGGATGTTGGTTTAGGGGTGGGGCTGGAACCCTGAATAGGGATTCACCGGTTTCACCACTTTCACCGGCTTTCACCCCTTGTCGGTCTGGGGGCCTCCGGTGCAGCAGCAGCGGCGGGCGCCGCCGGTGTCGGTGTGCGTGATGGCCTGGCACTTCTGGCCGCCGTGCCAGTGCCCGCAGTGGGGGCAGTGCCACGTCATCCGTGGTCTTTCCTCTCGTAGGTGTCGGCGCGTTCCTGGTCGGGGCCGATCCGGTCGGCTTCCTGCGCCCGGGCCTGAGCCTCGCGAAGGGCTTCGCAGTCCGGCAGGCGCTGGCTCATACCGCTGGCCATTCGATCGGTGCCGAAGACACGACGCGGCCGATGGCGCCCCACGCTGTCAGGTAGGACAGGCGACGCTCGGCGGCTTGCTTGCTGAAGAAGTTCATTCGGCGCAGGACGGGAACGGTCAGGATCGGGTCGTACGCGCTGCCCATGATCGTCGCACCGGGCAGAGGCCGATTTTCCCACTCGGCCGAGCCGTCGTAGACCCGTTCGGATAGGTCGATGTCTTTCAGCCAGGCGGGGCAGTCGAGCGGCGCCCCCGGATTGCTGAACAGCTCGACGGCGGTCTCGTAGTCGTTCGGGTGCTGAAGGTCGAAGGGCTTGCCGTCGGGTGTCGGGTAGGACTCGATCACGATGCGGTGCACCCGCGTCACGCCGCTCACGCCGTGGCCTTGTGGTCATCCGCGGCCCACTGGATCTTCAGCATCCGGCCCTGGATGTAATTCACGTGCCGGTCCGCGTCCATCCGGGCCTGCGCGTCACCGGAGACTGGGACGCACGCGGTTTCGTTCCGCTCAGCCATGTCCACGTACGTGCCGATGCCGAGCGTCAGGCAGGACGCCGGCCAGCCGGTGGTGGATTGCTCCGGGCGGCCCATCAGATGCACTCCCGCTTCACGGCGCGGTACTCGGCTTCGAGGGCCACAACGTGGGCGCGGGCTTCGGCCGCTTCTGACGCAGACTGGGCCAACGTGGCGTCGGCGGACTCCGCGTCACGGCGGGCCTTGATGAGAGAGCGGTACAGCTTCGGCGCTTCCAGCTCGGGGATTGCTACACTTGGCATTGCGGAACTTACCTTCCGTCAGGCCCCGGGATGTTGATCGCATCGCCGGGGCTTCCTCTTTGTTCCTCGATCTTAGCAGAAAAGTTCCCTAGTGTTCCATAAAGTCGGGCACTATCTTCGGCGTGTCCAGCTCACGTACCCGGACACTCAGGCGTTTCCGCTGGCCCTTCACGAACTCCACGACGGGCATCGGCTTCACCATGAACTCCGGCGTATCGTCCCGGACAATCGGGTGGTCCGTGTGCTTCTTCCCGGACGAGAGAGCGTCACACAGCGGCTTCAGCGTCCACACGAGGTTGTCGGCGTCCCGGGCGATCCGGTCCCCGACATGCCAGGTCAGCAACACCTCACACCGCGCCAGGGGTGGGATGCCGGCGGCCCGGCCCAGCAGGCCCATGACCTGCCGGGCCTGCGCGACCTTCGCCGAATGCGCGTACCGGTTCGAATACCCGCCGTTCGGCTTCACCGGGGGAGTCGCCCACGGCAGATCAATCACCCACTCGCGCATCAGAAGCTCACCTTCTGCTTATCCCAGCCGTAATACTTCTGCCGGGTCGCCGGGTGGACGTTGTCAGCCGTCCAGGGGAACGGGCCGCCACGCTCCAGACGCTTCGGCCAGTCGGTCCCTCGGGTACGGTCCCCACGCCACCGCTGGATCGAGGCAGCATCACTGCCCTCCGACTCCGGGCCCAGACCAAACCCGAACTCAGGCCAGCCCATGAGAGCGGCAGACCCACGCGGGGACAGGTCCCGGGCCTGCTGCCCGCTTCCCTTGGGGGAGTGGCCCTCCATGATCAGGACCACGCCCCGGTCCCGCAGCGAGTCCAGTGCCGTGATGAGCGGTGCCGCGTCGTCGTCGTTGTTGATGCCGTTCGGGACCATCTTGTAGATCGGGCCGATGAACAGGATGTCCGGGCGGTTCTTGTCGATCAGACGGTGCACGGCGCCGAGGGCGGCGTCCTTCGTGAGGTCAATCCGGCCATGGCAGGCAAGGTCAAGGTTCTCCGGGTCGGCCACCCCGTACTGCTTCGCCACACGGGTCATGCCGCGGACTTCCTTGCGCCACTGCCCCTCGGTGTTCTCCACGTCCACCACCTGAACCCGCAGCGGCTCGATGTGGTCCATGGTGATCGGGTTGATGCCGGCGGCGAACTGGATGGCCATCTGCCGGATCCAGGTGGACTTGCCGAACCCCTCGAAGCCGGTGATGATCATCCGGTCCCCGCGCTCGAGCAGCCCGGGGACGACCCAGTCGTGATCCTCGGCCACGGCCAGGACCTCGGAGAGTTTCTTGGACGTGATGCCCTGGCCGGGGGTGTTGTCCCGGATGGCGCGCAGATCCTCCATGGCATCACTGAGAGCCTTCGCCGGCGGCAGGCCCTCCGCGCCCGCCTGCTGCATGAGCTTCTGCGCCGCGGCCCACAATGCCCGCTTGACGGACTCTTCGCGGACCTGCTTGGCGTAGAACTCCACCGTGTGCGCCGACCGGGTAGCTTCCATGAACCGGAACAGGTCCATGGCATCCATGCCCAGTGTCCCGCGCTGCTTCATCCTGACCGCGACGGTGTAGGGCTCGATCGGATCCCCGGCGTTCCGCATCTCCGCGATGATGGCGAAGGCGTCCCCGAGCTGGGGCCGGTAGAAGTCGGCGGGGGAAACGATGGCCTCAGCGAACCTGACGGTGTCCGCGGCCAGGAGGCAGGCCCCGATCACGTAGTGCTCTGCGCTGTAGTCCGGGTTCATCGGTTCGCCCACCCATACTGTGCCGGGATGATGGCCGCGCCAGTGGTTGTGACTTCGTCATCCCACCTGCCCTCGTTGAGCCAGGTGGCCGGGTGCGGGGTGAACTGCTGGTCCTTGCCGGCGACCTGGATGCGGAGGACTTCGACCCCGGACATGATCTTGGCGGTGGTGGTTTTGGTCATGGCCTTGATGAACGCCTTCCGGGCTGCTTCCTTGCCGACTTTGCGTGGGTACTGGATCCAGAACTGATCGAACTCAAGCGACGGCTTTGCCGGGGTCTTTAAGTTCTTTCTCTCTTTCTCTCTTTCTTTCTCTCTAGCCATTGCGATTTCGGAAGAATCGCTTTGCGAATCGGATACGAGTCGCATGCGATCCGCACGACTTACAACCGTGTCATTTTCCTTTTTCCAGCGGGCAGCGGCGCCCTTCCTGCCAGCTTCCGAGGATCGCTTTACCCCGTCTGACGTGCGGTTATGCTCCGTGTAGTCGTGGACGTAGACCTTTCCGGCGGCCGGCTGTGGGCAGAACTCGCACTCATGCCCTGGCAAATGCCAGAGCCCGGCGTCAGTAAGCAGGCTTACATCAGAAGTTGAACCTCCAACTTTTCGACTCATCGCCCCAGCCGTCACTTCGCCGTCCGTCAGATGCTGGGCGCAATACAAAACGGATGCGGCGTGCATAAGAACCGCAATGGCACTCGCATCGAGGAGATCCATGATCTTCGGGTTGTCCAGGTACCCGACATCGAACTGGGCAAAAGCCCTCTTGTCAGCCATCAGGCGGCCGCCTTTCGTGAAGCCTTGTACTCGCGCATGTGTTCGTTGTGGCCGGCCCGGCACGGGGTGCAGGGCGTGGTGTTGCGGCGCTGGTGCCGGTTGTAGCCCTTGTGCGAGCCGCAGAACTCCGGGTCATAGACACCGACGGCGCGCTCAGCCTTGGGCACCTGGCGGGCCTTGGTCCAGGCGCGGTGGTAGGCGGCGTTTCCTGCCTTGCACGCGACGCACGCCTCCTGTCCGTGGCGGCGGTGCTGCTTGTAGCCCTTCTGGGTCCCGCACTTGGACGGGTCGAACACGAGTGGCTTCGGCTTCGGGCCCGGCTTGCCCTTCCGCGGGATGTACGGCTCGACCGGTTCGAGGTCCCGTTGGGTGCCCTTGTAGACGTAGGCCATTACGCTGCCACCTCCAGCGACTCCGAAACGATGCTCGCAAGGTCACGGGCTGCCGGGGGAGTGACAGCGTTCCCGGCCTGCATCGTGCGCTCCTTCATCGTGCCCAGGATCGTGTAGTCCTTCGGGAAGTCCATGCCCCACATCTGCTCGTGCGGCTGGATCATCCGGAACGCGACGTCGGCGACGTCCTGCTCGGTGTAGGTCATGAGTCCGTGGTGGTTGCCGCCGGCGGTGATGGTGGTGAACGGCTTCTCGCTGGCCGGGGTGGCCACCGCGTTCGAGCGGAGCGTGACGACGAGGCCGTGCCGGTCCCGGGTGGTGAACGTGCTGTACGGGTCCGTTGTCGGCTTCGGTGACGGGGAGCCGTAGAACTGGGTGAGGATGCTCTGCGCGTTCGGGTAACGGTTCAGGCCCTCCACGATCTGCCGCATGGTCGCCGCCGCCAGGGGCTTCTTACGGTCGCCGATGCGGGCGCCCTTGATGCTCCAGTCGATCGCATCCGAGGCAGGCTTCACCACGGGCTCAAGGACCGCGTTCCGGCAGCTGCTGTTCGGGCAGCGGTAGACGTACTGCTGGCGGTACTTCCCAACGATCTTGGAAGGGTCCTTGAAGGCTTGGATGCAGCGGACCATGCCGTGCTTCTCGCACTCGGCCATCGGGCGGAGCCGCTCGAAGTCCGGGGCCTTGTTGCCCTTGCGCCAGAACACGATGTAGACGCGGTCCCTCGACTGCGGCGCGCCCGGTCCGAACGCCTGGGCGTGCATGGAATTGAGGCTGATGATCTTGTGCTCGTACCCGAGGTCGCCCATGGACTGCAGCCAGCCGCGGAACGGCTTCCACGCCGTGACCTCGACGACGTTCTCAGTCATGATGGCTTCGTACTGGTGGACTTCGGCGAAGCGGGGCACGTCGTACATGGTGGCCCGGGAGCGCTGTGCAGCTTCGTCGGGCAGGCCGTCGGTGAACAGGGAGTCTTGCCCGTCCCACTGCTCACGCTTCACGCCCTTGGCCACCGTGAAGTTCGTGCACTCAGGAGACGCCCACAGAAGGTTCGTCCGGGGAGTGTACTCCGGACGAATGTGCGCGATGTCGGCGCACGCGTGGTCGGTGTCCGGGTGGTTGTAGCCGTGCGTTTCAATGGCGCGCTCCCAGTGGTTCAGAGCGAGCTTCACATGCAGGCCGGGGACCTGCATGATGCCGCTGCTGGATCCGCCGGCGCCACAGAAGAAGTCCGAAACTGTCAGGCCGCTCATGCTGCAACTCCCTGGCGGACAGCCTTCTGGTGGCAGGTCTGGCACAGGCCCTCGCGCTGGCGCAGGGTCGTCCCGGGGTAGTCGGCCGCTTTCGTACCTGCGGGGCGCATCGGCCGTTCGCAGGGGGTGCAGATGCCGGTGGAGCGCTCTCCCTTCGGGGCGCGGGTGCGGGGAACCTCTACGGCGGCGGGGGCGGGGAGGGGTGCCGGCCGTCCGGTCAGCGTGGGAGGCGTCTGGGCGGGCAGGTCCTTGATGCCGAGCTTGACCCTCGCGGCGCGGCCCGCGAACGCTGCCGACACGTAGGTGGCCGCAACTCGCCTGGGGCGTGCCCCGTCGCGCTGAATCAGGTCAATGACCCAGCCGTTGATCCTCGCGTGGCGGCTGACCTTGGCCCGCGGGTACTTCTTCACGAACGCGCTCATGCGGCATCACGGTTCAGGAAGTTGAAAGCGCCGGAACGGGTGATGCCGAGAGCGTCGCCGAGCTGCTGGTACGTGGCGCCGCCGTCGTGGGCGACCTGGGCGGCCCGCTTGCGGATGTCGGCGATCGTCTCGTAAACGTGAGAGACGTCACGGAGGATGGTGAGGGAATCTTCCGGGGCAGCTATTGCGGGCACGCCGGAGACTGGTTTAGTGTTCACGTAGAACCATTCCTTACTCAATGGTTGGACCCGTCAGGTGGTAGGACACCGGCGGGTCTTTTGTTGTTCACGGATAAGTACAGTGTACCCGAGTGTTCCGTAGAGTTACGCACTGACTACCCGCTTTTTCGGCGTGTCGGTACTTATTTTTTGCTCCAAGTTACTTAGTCATCCCGAACACACGAAAGGACCCGCCCGGCCGAAGCCGAACGGGTCCAAAGGAAATGCAGGGAGTGGTCAGAAGGGCGGGGAGGCGTCAGCGCCGCCGTTGCCCCACGGGTCGCCGCCGCCGTTGGCCGGCTGAGTGTTCCAGTTGCCCTGCTGCTGGGACTGCTGGCCGTTCTGCTGGGCGCGGGGGATGATGCCGACGTCGCGGGCTGTGATCTCCAAGGACTTGCCCTGAGTGCCGTCCTTTGCTTCGTACTCGCGCATCCGCTCGGCGCCGGTCACAATGACCCGGTCGCCCTTCTTCAGGACCTCAGCGAGGGCTTCGGCCTTCTTCTCCCAGATGGACACACGCCGCCAGGTCGTGCCGTCGTCGTCCCAGCCGCCCTGCTGGTTCTTCTTGGAGTGGTTCTCGGCGAGGGAGAACTCGAGGACAGCCTTTCCATTGGGCGTGAATTTCAGCTGGGGCTCTCCGATGTTTCCGACTACGGTGCAATCGCTCATGCTGCTTCTTCTTTCTCGATGATGGTGTGGGACATGTCTAGGTAGTGGCCGTCGTCGTTCAAATAGACGAACCGGCCGAGTTTGGGGATCCACACGGGGAGGGTGTCGATCTCAAAGTCGGTGCGGAGCTTCCAGCCGTTCTTGCGCGCCTGGGCGGCGAGGTCCGGCATGGCCTCAACGAGAGTGTTCCACCGGGCACAGACCAGCAGCCCGTTCGCGACACGGTTGCGGGACTTCACCCCGCCGGCGCCGCGGCCCTTCCGGTGATGGTGGATCAGATCCCCGACACAGTCCCCGCCCGCGCCGTGGACGACGCAGCCGAGGTCGCGGGCGGAGATGGCGATCTTCTGGGCCTTGCTGAACCCGTTCACGCGACCAACTGCTGGCCGGCGCCCTGCGCGCTCCACTCGGAACGGATCGCGGAGTTGAGGGAGCGCCCAATATCCAGCCGGTCCCGAAGGACCCGGATCGCTTCCCGCGCCGCCCTCAACTTCTGATCCGCGATCTCCGCGTCCAGCTTCGCGGCCTCGGTCTCCAGCACCGCGGTCTGCTTCCGCAGGCCCTCGGCGCCGGCCGCCTGGATGAACGCCCGTGCAAAGGACACCTCAAACCGTGACCGGGCCCGGACGGCTTCCTCGTCCAGGCGGGCGATCTCGTCCTGCTTGTTGTCCAGATCCCGGCCCAACTGGGCGAGGGTCAGGATGACGTCGTTCGTCGTGGGCGTGATCACGGCGTGGGCTCCTTTGCGATCTTGATTCGTGGGTAGCGGAAGATGAGAAACGCTCGCTTGAATCCGCACCGCTTGCACTCTCGGAGGTGTGTCCACGTCGGGCGCTCAAACTGGACGCCGATCTCTCGATGGCGCGTCAGTTCGACATGCCGGTAGGTGTGGAAACCGTGCTCACACCGCCAGCTCATGCTGCGGCGTCCTCACGGGCGGGTTCGATCTGGGGGAGGACGGTGCCGGCCGCAAGGTCGTTCAACTCTCCGCGGACATACGCGGTGGCGATCTTCTCCCGGCCGCCCGGCGCATACGTGACCGTGAAGGACGATGGGCCCTTGCCGGGCACGCGGCGGACGCCGGGGATGGCTTCGCCCGTTTCGACGTCGATCAGCTCCCCGTCGTCGCCCTCGATCGCCGTTTTGATCTTCGCGGCCAGCCAGGACGGGCGGACCCGCTTCACATCACGGGCCGGAACCGCGGGGACGTGCTCGACGTCGATCCCGTCATTCTGCTCGGCCCACTCGAACAGGGCCGCCTCGTCCACCGTCTTATCCGAGGGCTTTCCCTCCGGGAGGGTGATGCTGCCGATCTTCGTCCCGTCCGGAAGGGTGATGGCGAACGACTTCGTACCCTCGTCCTCGTATCGTTCCAGGAGCTGCTCGAGGTGTTCGGCCCGGGCGTCGGCCAGGAACGCGCCGAGGGCGTCGTGGTAGGCCTTGATCAGGGCGATGCGCTGGTTGTCCGTCTTGATGCTCATGCTGCACTCCGTTCCTGCAGGGCCTTGCCTGCGGCTTTGATGTCTTCGATGACTGCTTCAGGGGCGTTCATGCCCTGCGCCTTCTGGAGGAGGTCCAGCAGCATGTCGCGGCTGTTCCTTGCGTTGCCGAGGAGCTCGGCCCAGTTGGGCTGTTCATGCCGCCGTGCGGCGAGGGCCTGCGCCCCGGCGTCCCCGGCGGGTACTGACTGGCGCTGAGCGTCTTCGCGGCCCTTCTCCTCGGCGGCGTCGTGCAGGTCGCCCTTGTGCCAGAGGTCGAGTGCCGCGCCGAACCGCATGCCGGCGTTGCGGAGCGCGTCACCGATCGCTTCCTTCACAGCGTTGGCGCCGCGCTTGCCCTGCGCGTCCCCGTAGCCGAGGCGGGTCACTCCGCAGATGGAAAGCTTGATCCACAGCCCGCCGTCCTTATCGAACGCGGGGAGCCCATCAGGGCCGGTGGCCATCGGCTCCCAGGACCATTCCGGATCCACTTCCAGCAGCCGGTCGGTGAGGGCGGCGTGGCCGACGTAATCCAGGTGCACGGCAGGCATGCCGTGGTAACCGCCGCACTCGCGGCAGTTGGAGCGCGGGGAGTCGGACTTGTAGGGCTTGGGGAGTTTGTTGATCTGGTGCGGCTCGAACGGCTCGCGGAGCCGGGCAAGTCCTGTCGTCTTCTCGGTGCTCACTTGGCGGCCTCGTCTTTCTTCGGGGTGACGATGCCCTCAGCGGTGAGGAAGTCGCTCCACAGGTAGTTGTGAGTCGGGAACGTGCCGTCCTCCTGGTACTTCATGTACGCCGCCTGGCCGCGGTCCCAGTCCTCCTGGGCTTTGACGAGCTTGGCGTCGAGCTCGTCCTTAGTCAGGATCGTCGTGATGTCGCCACCCTTGATGCTCAGGCCGAGGCGCTGGGCCTCAGCCAGAGCGGCTGTGAGGTGCTGGGCGACGGTGGGGTGTTCGAGCATTGCGTCGCCGCCGTAGATGCTGGCGATTGTGGAGCCCTTGCGGTCGTAGTTGGAAAGGTCTTCGTGGCTGGAAGGTCGTGTCATCGGGTTAGCTCCTGCTTGGTCTGCCACGCTTCGATGCGGGCTTGGGATGGGTTTACGTATCCGGAGGTCACAGCCTCCTGGGTGTCCGGGGTGGGGTCTTCGTGGCCGGGGCAGAAGCAGACGTCCCGGCGGCAGGTTTCGCAGCGGTACAGGCCGCCGCAGTAGCAGGCGCTCACCGGTCGAGCCGTTCGTCTTTGCGGATCGCGTCCCAGTCCGGCTCTTCTTCGCCGCCGTGCTCCTTGCACGGCTCGCCTTCGGCGAGGACTTCGTTCTCGCAGAACTCGGCGGGCTCCGGGTCTTCATACATCCGGGCGGCGCGGGTCTCGACAGGGCAGTAGAATACTTCGGCTTCGATCGCGGCGCTCATAGTCCGAGCCATTCGTCCTCGGCCGCGTCGGCGACGGTGGCGCTATCTGCGTCGGCCCGGTCCATCCGGATAGCCCAGGCGGTCCAGACAGCGGCGCCGATGGTCGCGAGCATAAGGATGAAGGCGTTCATGCTGCGTTCTCCCAACGGGTCGGGACGGAGCCGAGGTTCGTGCTGATGTCCCAGAACAATTCGATGAACAACGCGCCGCGGGCGTGGTCGGTTTCGGCGGCGGCCATGGAATGAGCGTGGGAGATCATCTGGTCGACTTCGGTCCATCGGAGGTCGCGGTCGGTGAGCCAGGACAGGCGGCGGGTGAGGGTCTGCACTTCTTCCTCGGTGCGGCCATTGGGGTTCATGCCGGCGGCGAAGTGCCGGACTTCGGCGAAGACGATGTGGACCGCGAGGTCCTTGTCGAACAGGTAGGGCGTCCGGGTAGGATTCAGGAGTGTCATCACAATTTCCTTAGATCGGTTGTGGTGGTTGAGGTCCGGGAGTTACCGCTCCTGGGCCTCTTTGTTTCTGTTCTTCAAACTTACACCATGTTCCGTAGTGTTCCATACATTTACGGAAGAAAAGGGCAAAAAAATATAGGCGAGTCGTCGACTGCTGGGGAAGTTCCTCACTGTAGGCGCTCCCACACACCCACCGGCCGGCGCTCCACGATGTACTGGCCCGGGTTCGCCTCGACCCACGCCAGCGCCTGGCCCTCCGTGTTGAAGCCGATCTCCGCCGTCACGTCACCCTCCATCACCGCGTACTCCCACCCGGCAGCCTTGACCCAGCCCAGCCGGAGCACAGCGCCGACGGCGGCCCTCGCCTGCAGGGTGAGCAGGTCGTCCGGGTTCGACGCGGCCACCTCGGAGTCGTTGATCGCCTGCCGGACCGCCGCGTGCAGCTCCTCCTCCGGGTTCACGATGCGGCCTCTTGGTCGATGATCTTCTGGTCGTCGGAGTAGTAGGCGGACCGGGTGTCGTCAACGTGAACGAGCATGAGTTCCTTGGCGGACGTGATCCAGTCTGGGCTGATCAGGTCATCCAACGCGCCGATCATCTTGAAGAGGACCGGGCCACCGGTGACGTACTCGGGCAGGACAACCGCGAGGCAGTCGGTGAATGCCGTGCCGCGGGGTCCGGGAGTGCATCCGTTGATGTTCCAGATGGACTCACCTTCCGCCTTTGTCCAGGGGCGACGGGCGGTCATCTCTTGGGCCAGCGCTTCAAGGCTCATCGTGAGGCCCTCGGCTGTTTCTTCCGGTAGTCCTCAACATCGGCCCAGGGGATCCGGATGTGGTTGGACTGGTTCCCGCGCCCGGTCTTGTACGCGTTGGGGAAGTCCCCGCCGCGGGTCATGGTCCGGACCGTTTCGGGGTGCAGGCCGAGGTGCTCGGCGACCTCGGAGACCTTCGCGTCCGCGCTCATGCTGTTACCTCCTGGGGGATTGATCGGGCGAACTCGGCGGCGTCGCGGATGGCGTCCTCGAACGTCGTCCATGTGGCCATGGTGGAAGGGGTGCGGACATACCAGAATCGCTTGGACGGGACGCGCACGAGGCAGCAGTCATCCTTGCACTGGAAGACCCGGATCATGCTGCTACCTCCGACTCAATCAAGTGACCGCGGCCGTGGCACGTAGTGCAGAAGTCTGCGCCCCGGAAGCAGCGCTCGGCTCGGCAGCGTCCGCCACCCCGGCGCCCGGTGCCCTTGCACTTAGCGCAGGGCGTGCCTCTGCCGGTGGAGTCGCACGCGGTGCAAGCGGTGCCGCCAGCGAGTACCCGCTTCATCTCTGCATACGTGCGCGGCGCCGTCCCATCGGTTCTTGTGTCCATCTCGTGGCGCAGGAGTGAGACTAGGTGGTCCCACTCCGGCAGCAGCCGATCCCATTCGATGGAGCGGCCAGCCATGCGGGTTCGCAACTGCTCTGTGCTGAGGCGCCCGTCGCAGAAGTTGACGCAGCGCAGGAGGTCGCTCGGGTCCCACGGGTGGTCACGTCCGCCACCTGCGATGGCCTGTGCTGAGAGGCCCATTTGGTGGCCGCTGTGCCAAATCATGCCGCCACCTGCCAGACCCGGCACACCCCGGCACGGCGGCCCGGACGGCGGGACTCGTGGAACCCCACACGCCGGATGACGCCCGCCTTCGACGCCTCCCGGAACAAGGTGCCCCACATGTTCGGGTGGGGAGGGTCGCGCAGCTCGGCCTTCTCCGTGAGCGTGTAGGCGTCGAAGGGCTTACCCTCGGCGGCCACCTTAAGGAGCGCGTCATGCGCGTCCGCCTGCCAGTCCAGATCCGTGAGGACCATTGCCTGAGTCATGATGCTTTCCGTTCTGCGTAGTCGCGGATGTCGTCTTCGGCGCGTTGTGCGCGTGCCTGGGTGATGATGTCGGCGAGCTCATCCGGGGTGATGGGGGAGGGTTTGTCGGGGCGGGTGTTGTGCCGGCCACCGCGTGGGATGGGCTGGGAGGCGAGGTTGCGGCGCGTCCCACGCTTCATGGGCTCACTCACGCGCCCACCTCGTAGACCACAGTCAGCGGGAGCGGCATGTCCTTGGCGTCGATGTAATCGCCAGCGAACGTCATCAGGTGGAACTCCCCGCTGTCCTTGAACATCACGGTCCCGTCGTCCGGGACGACGTAGGTCTGCAGGAGGCCGCCGGTTGCGATGTCGTCGTAGACAACGATCGTCAGGGCCGGGAGTTCGCGGATCTCTTCGGCGGTGGTGATGGTGCGGGGCTTCCTGTAGCCGCGAGCTTCCACGGTTCGGACTAGCGCCTCAGCTTCCTCGCGCTCTCCCTCGCACTCTGACCCGGCGGGGCAAGGGCATGGATAGTTGGCTTTCAGGAACCGGGCGAAGTCCTCGACCAGTTCGTCGCGGCCGCTCATCGGCCGACCTTCACGGCAGGCTTGCGGATCTTGTCCGGATCAATCGCCAGGTACCGGGCCACTTTGAGCAGCTTCGCGTCCGGGATTGGCATGGAGCCAGATTCGATCCGGGAGATGCTGTGGGCGTGCTTGTAGCCGGCGGCCGTGGCGATCTCTTCCTGCGTCATGGCCTTGTTGATCCGCAGCTGCCGGATGATCCGGCCGGTCTTCGCGGGGTTGGTGTCGCTGTGGGTGCGCGGGATGTACCGCCGCGGCTTCTTTGGAGTGGTCATAACTGAATACTACGGAACAATCAGGAACTAAGCAAGGAACACGCGGTAACACGGCACAACACCCCACGAAACGACAAGGATGTAATTTTCGAATATGTGTTCGAATAGAACCACAGTTCCCTACACGCGGGTACTCTTCCCCGAAATGCGCCACTTGTAAGCCGAACTTCCGTAGGACACCATGAGGCTGTGAATGAATCTGAAGCACTCGAAACCATCGGCGCCCTGATCAAAGAAGGCCGCCTCAAGCGCGACCTCCGGCAGCTGCCCTTCGCCAAGCTTGCAGGGGTGGATACGAAGACCCTTGCGACGATGGAATCGGGCACCCGCGTGGCGTGGGAAACCAACCAGCGCAAGGTCGAAAAGGCCCTAGGGTGGCGGGCCGGGTCCATTCAGGAAGTGCTCGATAACGCATCGGACACCCCCAAGGAATCCGTCACACTGGCGGCCATGGAAGAGGGTGGCGCAGAGGCGTCCTGGCAGGATCTCGACAAGGAGGAGAGTGGGGCACCGGAACAGCCTGTAACAAGGGCAAGCCAGCTCACCGACGAAGAACTCCTCGCCGAACTTTCATATCGATTCCGTAACTATAAAAACAGGTTTTTGGGTGAATCCTAGAGGATGTGAAAGCTCCCACGCATGGAGCACATACCTCTGACAATAACGGAACACTGCGGAACCGTGTAGCCTGTCACTCGTCACCACATCGGCGACGATTTCAGAGCAAGGGCACCACACCGATGTTGAAAGAAAAGCCCCTGGGGGGACTGCACGAAATCCACGAAGACCGCTCCGCTGCCATGCATCAGCGCGGCCACACGTACTACGGCACCAGATGCCCGGAACGCTGTGACCAGGCCAGCAGGTGGGCGGCCCGGCGCCTCATCACCCCCCGGGCACTCCTCACTGCAGCCCGCGACGAGTCCTGCACCCACACGATCGCCGTGGCCCTCAACGTCACCCGCGCCGACCTCCTGCACTACCTCGCCGACCTCAACGTCGACGAATGGCTCATCATGCAGCGCCTCATCGGACACGAGCTGCGCTAATGCGCGTCGAGGACCGCTGGACCCGGAAGGACCGAACCCGCACCCCGGAGTACGGAAAGGGGAAGCGGTGGCGGGCCGTGTGGACCGAGGCCGGCAAGGAACGGAAACGCTCCTTCGAGCTCAAGGACGCCGCCCGGGCCCACCTGACGTGGGTGGAGCACAACCAGCGCTCCGGGACCTACATCAGCCAGGAACAGGGCCGGGTATTCATCCGGGATCTCATCGACGTCTGGGTCGAAACGCAGGTCCACCTCAAACCCTCCACCATGGCCGCCACCCGGTCTGACGTCCGAGCCACGATCAAACCGTACTGGGGCGACAAGATCCTCGCCGACGTGACCCGCGCCGACGTCCAGGTCTGGGTGTCAGGGATGGACAAGGCCGCCCGCACCGTCGACACCATCTACGGCCGGTTTCGTAAGTTCCTGAACTGGTGCGTAGAAGAGGGACGGATCGTCACCTCCCCGGCCAAAGGAGTCAACCTGCCCAAGGGTCAGAAGCGGGAACACATCTTCCTGACCGCGGCCCAGGTCGGCCGGCTCGCCCGGGAGATCTCCCCTCAGTTCGCGGACCTCGTCTGGTTCCTCGCCACCACCGGGCTCCGGTTCGGGGAGGCCGCCGAGCTCCGCGCCAGGGACATCGACGTAAAGCGGCACCGGATCCGGGTGTCCCGGTCCGTGACCGAGGTCGAAGGGGCCATGGTCATCGGGCCGCCCAAGAACGGCAAGGAACGCACAGTCCCTCTCACTGCGTTCATGGCGGAGCGGCTGGCCACCCGGCTGCAGGGCAAGGGGCGGGACGTGCTGGTCTTCCCGTCCGAGCGCGGCCACCACCTGCGTTCGAACAACTTCAAGACCCGCGAGTACGACACTGCTGTGGAGGCGGCCGGGCTCCCGGAGGGCCTGTGGGTCCACGACCTCCGGCACACGGCGGCCAGCCTCGCTGTCCACTCCGGCGCCTCGGTGAAGTCCGTTCAGCGCATGCTCGGCCACGCTTCCGCCGCGCTCACACTCGACATCTACAGCGGGCTTTTCGACCAGGAGCTCACCGACGTGGCCGCCCGGATGGACTCCCTACTCAAACCTGAGTCTCCCTAGAATCCCCCTGAACCCCTGAAAACCCGCGCCCTGACGGGCGGAAGCGCCACGTTTACACCGTGGATGTCATCGGTTCGATCCCGGTAGGACCCACCAAGTTCCCTAGCCCCGCCGTTCTGGATAATCCCCGGAACGGCGGGGCTTTTTGGTTCATCCCGGGCGTGTCGAG